GAAATCTACTCGGTCGATCTTGTCAGCGAACCCGCTGCCAACCCGAGCGGATTTTTCGCGCGCAAACTGAAACAACTTCAGACCGGCGAAATTGAACAACCCGAAGCAAAAATCGAAATCGAACTTCCTATGAATGATGACATGAAAAAAGCTATCGAGGGCATGATTCAATCTGCCATGATGGGCATGAGCGATAAAATCGCCAAGCTCGAATCCATGCTGCCTCCCGTAGAGGACAAGCCTGCCGCTATGAGCGCGCAGAATGAAGTCGTGCAACTCGCTGCGAACACCGCCGCGCTCGCTGCCGTCAAAGAATTTGCCAAGTCGTTCGGTGCGCCTGCCGCTCCCGTCGCCTCGGCTGAGGCTCCCAAGCCTGCCGTGCAATCGCAGAAATTCGAGGAGATCGTCGCCGCCAAAGCCTCCGAGCTGAAAGGCGACAAATCTGCCGCGATCTCGTTTGCCATCAAAAATCACGCTGACCTTTACGCCGCTTATCGTGCGCGCGTGCAAGGCGGCGAAATCGTTAAACTCTAATCCTATAACCTAACATGGCTACTTCATTCAACAATACTGGCACGTTCGTGGCTAATGCGGCTATCACCGCTTTCCGCCTCGTGTCCATTTCCGCAAATCGTGGTGTCGGTCTTGCCGCCACCGCTTCGCTTCCTGACGGCGTTGCCGTCATCGACGCCGCCTCTGGCGATCAAGTCACCGTTCAATTCCTCGGTGGTAACACCGTCAAAGCGACCTTGCTCGCTGGCCCCGTGACCGTTGGCGATACGCTTTTCAGCGTCGCTTCCGGCCAAGTCGCCATCACCGGCACGATCACCGTTGGCAAATCGCTGACCACCGCGTCTGACGCCGGTGCAATCGTCGAGATGCTGCCCAAGAACATCTAATCTCAACAATCTACTAAACTAACATGTATACGAATTCTGCTGCAATTTTCCGTGGCGACGTCGCTGGCGTTCTCGAACAAGCTAAGGACTGGGAGTCCGGTTTGATCGGTACGGCTGTGATGCCCGTCCTCAACGTTCCTGTCCGCGCTGGTCAGTATCCGTCTTTCGTTCTGAAAGAAGGCCAACTGCTCAAGTCCGAGGTCAAGAACCGCGCGCCTTACAGCACCTACGCTCGCGGCACCCGCGCTTTCAATCAGGACACCTACACCGCGCTTGAGTACGGTTACGAAGAAGCCGTTGATGATACGGTGACGCTCGACGTCGCTCGTTTCTTCGATGCCGAAGTCATCGCCGCCAAGCTCGCCAAGCGCAAGCTGCTCCTCGCTCACGAACTCCGCGTCGCTGCTCAGATGTTCAACACGAGCAACTTCACCGCCACGAACTCGACGACTGCTTGGAGCACGGCCAATATTGCCACGTTCGATGCTGCTCAGGACGTGCAAGATGCTCTCGACCGTATGCTCGCCAAGGGTGAATCCACGAGCAACGCCAAGGTTGTGATTCCATACCCAGTGTGGACGCGCCTCCGCGCCTCGACGAAATTCCAAAACCGCCTTCGCGGCACCGGTCTTTCGAGCGACACCATCCTCAACGCTTCGACCCAAGCCGCCGCCGAAGTGTTCGGCGTCGCCGAAGTTCTCATCGGTCGCGCGTCCTACGACTCCGCCCCCGAAGGCGTTGCGTTCAGCTCTAGCAACGTCTGGGCGAACACCTACGTCTGGGTTGGTAACGTCACCGAAGCCTCTGCTGGTTTCTTCGGTGGTGGCGCCGGTTTCACGCTCAACTGGTCTGAGTACGGCCCAGCCATCGGCGTCAGCACCTACCGCGACGAGTCGATCAAATCGAACATCGTCCGCGCTTCGCACTACACCGCCGAGAAGGTTGTGAACACGAACGCCGGTCAGCTCATCACGACCCAGTTCTAATCCTGATTCAGTTCAGTTCTAAAGCCTCACGCCTCACCGCGTGGGGCTTTTTGTTTTGACGGTTCGCGCGCCTTCTATTGACCGAAGCAAAACACAACACGACCATGACGATTTCTCTCTGCGTAATTTGTGGCAACGAGGCGCACCATATCGAGGCAATGCTCAACTCGTTCGTCGGACTGATCGACGAACTTTCACTTGTCCGCGCCATTGGCTCAAAGGAACCGGACGACACCGAGCGAATTGCGCGCGGGTGGTGCATCGACAACGGAGTCAATTTCGTTTTTAGCGAGTATCGCAACGGAGTCATGGCGCAGGCTTGGAAGCACGTTGATTCCTTCGCAAAGGCACGCAATCAGGCTTTCGCGTATGCGACAGGCGATTGGCTAGTCTGGGCGGATTGCGACGACGTCTTGGCTGAGGCTGACGATCTCAAGGACAAGCTCGCCGAACTCTCCGAGAACGTGCTGATGGTGCGCTGTCCTTACGACGTGCGCGGCACCGGAAAGAAACTACAACGCGAGCGGTTCATCCGTCGCAGCGCGTTTCAATCTGGGCGTGTCTGGCATCACGACGTACATGAAAACCTGCTGCTCTTGCCCAATGACCGACACGTTGAGTGGGCGGCGCCGGTCTGGAAGCATGAGCCAGCCTGCATAAAACAAGATAACCGCAAGCGTAACCTTGCTATTCTAGGCCGCAGCGTAGGCGAAGCGGCGACCCAGTATTTTTATATTCATCAAGAACACTACTGCGCCGGCAATAAACCAGCCGCCGAACAGTTTGGCCGCATCGCGCTTTCGTTTCCGAACCTCGATGACAGCTTTAGATACGAGGTGCAGTTAAACCTTGCGCGTATCTCAGCCAGTCGGCGCGAGTCCATGCAGTTCGCAATGGGCGCGCACGGCGTGTTTCCGTGGTGCCGCGAAGCAATCGCCTCAATTATCATGCTGGCGTTTGAGAAGAACGACGGCAAGCGCGCGGCGTGGTGGGCGTCTCGGATGCTGACCTTGCCCGAACCGGCGCAGAAAGATCGTCCGTGGACGCACGAATCGAAGTGGTACGGCTGGGCTGGGCATGATCTCGCCGCGCGTGCATATCGCTTGGCTGGCATGGTGGCGGACGCGAACGCGCTCCAACTCGTTTATCACAAGCACACCGAGCCGACTATCCGCATCACGCAAAAGACGCTCGGCAACTCGACGCGATCGGTGTCATTCCGCGACGCTTGGCTCTCGACTGCGGCGCGACCGGAGATCGTCGAGCACTATTTTCAAATCAAGGCCGACGACGCCGAGACGTTAGCGATGGCGAAGCAGTTCCTGCACCACGTCGGCGAGCCTACTGAAACGCCTCGCGCCGTGATTCGCGTGAACGTCGAGGACGGCATGGTTCCGCCTAACAACTGGGACGAACGCGTGCTGACGTGCGGAGAAACCGTGATCGACGCGGAGAACATCGAGCGAATCCTTGGAGCTAAAAAGCCATGATTCCAGAACCCGCTATTGTCGTTTGCACCAAGAACGCGCGTTGCCTCGACGTGATGAGAGCGTCGATCAAAGCCTACGTTCCGCACGGCATCCGCACCTACGTTTCGCACGGACTCGGCCCGACCTTCGGTGAGGCTTACAACGAGGCCGCGCGCATCGCGTTCAAGGAGCATGACCAACTCGTTATCTGTAACGACGACATTGTTTTCACGCCGACGACGTGGACGAAGCTCATGGGAGACGTGAAATTACTTCGTGAGCATTATCCAGACCTCGGCTGGGTTGCGACGCGCTCGGACTACGCGCGCGGCGAACAGAACATCCGCAGCGGACGCGGGCAAATTGACTTCCTGCGGTTCACGTCGGAGCGAAACATTATACAAGCAAGCGTCATCGCGCCAATCTGCGCGTGGATTCACCGCGACGCATGGGTGGATTTTCCTCCGCTCAACTGGTTCTCCGACGACGTGCAATGCCTCGACATGAAGCGACCGCATTTTATCTCGCGCGCCTACGTTCACCACGTCGGAAGCCAGACCTGCGGCAACGACGCGCAAAAGTGCATGGACGATGCCGAGCCTTGGCTGCGCGAGAACCGGCCCGAGTTGCACGCTCGGTGGTATTTAACGAAAGGCGCATAAGTATGGCCGCCGTGCGAGACTTTGACCCGACTCAGATCAACGCAGATTTCTCCGCTATTTTGGAGCAAGCTGGCATCGCATTCACGTACCAAGGAAACAGCATCACGGGAGTCTGGTCTGCATCGCGCGACGCGTTCGCGGACTTTGAAGATCAGCGCCGCGACGATTCCAAGTTCACCGTGTTTCTTTTGACGACGAGCGTGAGCGCGACGCCGAAAGTCACGCAGACGCTTTCGCGCGCGGGTATTACCTATTTCATCGAGCGCGTGACGCTCGACGCCGAGGGCGCAGGATGCGAAATCGAAGTCTGTAAAACGATATGATTCAGCTTGAGACGAGTTTTCATCGTTTAGAATACCAACTGACGCGCCTTGCTCTGGCCGCAAAAGTCGATCTCGGCTTAGTGATTAAAGAGGAAGCTAAGTACGCGATACAGACTATCGTGAAATTCACGCCGCCGAAAAACAAACAGCAAGGAGTCAATGCCGTACGCGCTGATTTTAGTCGGCTTGCTCAACCTCTTGTTTATAGTGATCTTGAAGCAAAAGCTACTGAAGGCGGATTTTATAAATCGATGGCTAGATATGTTCGTAATCGTAAGGTAGAAAAAATGCGCGCGCTTTTGCGCAATCCTAATCTTACTGGGTATTATGGAATGAGATTGCTCGAAAACCAAGATGCTTTAAGAAAAGAACATAAATCTCGTGGAAATAATCGTGGCAGAATAACCGGAAAAGCCACTGCTCTAGCGTTTGGATCTGATTTCAAAAAATATCGAAATGAAATTGAAGGCCGCGTCGGCTGGACAGTATCTGGATGGAACTCATCGGCAAAAGTTGCCGGTGCGCGCTACAAAAAGTTTTCTGATAAATTAAAGCCTCAAAGCGGACTCAATGGGCGATTGTTTGGTTATGTCAGCTCTAGTTTCGGAGAAAGACCTTTTATTAAAGCTACGGCTTCGCACGTTAAAATTCCAAACTATCAACGCATGATAGACGGAGCAATCAACTCACGCGAGCGCACTACTGTCAAAAAGATCAATGCCGTTCTCGCCAATCGCGCCGTCAATCTTGGATTCACAAAAGTGAACGGAGCAATGCCACTTGAACAACTTAAATTAGCCGCATGAGCACACGCACAAACATTCGCAACGCCACCGCAACCGCCCTCACGTCCGCTCTGGTCGTGCCAACGGCGAACATTCTGCGTGGGCGCAACAACACGATTGCCAGCGTCAGCTTTCCGTCGGCTGCGGTCTATGCCGTCACCGAGCAAATCGAGGTTCGCACGCTCGGCCCAAGCAACCGCACGCAATACCGCCAGCTTCAACTCGTCGTGGATTACTTCACGGCAGAGAGCGGCACTTACCTGATCGACGATCTTTTCGACACCGGCTCTGCTGCCGTCGAAGCCGCAGTCTTAACCGACGTAACGCTCGGCGGTGCTTGCCGCGACCTTCATTTGACGAATGTCGAATATGTGATCGAACCCGACGAGGAACGCCGCTGGGGCACTGCTCGTCACACTTTCAACTGCATCTATCTAACCAACGACTAACATGGCAAACCACCTTGGCCGCGAAGGCCTCATCAAAATATCGTCCACCACCATCGGTGAACTCCGCAACTACGCTCTCTCGCACTCCTCTGATACCGTCGAGGATAGCGTGATCGGCGACGTTTATCGCACGCGCCAAGGCTCAATGAAAACTTGGAGCGCATCTGGCGATCTCTACTGGGACGAAGCCGACGCAGGCCAACTCCTGATCACTATCGGCTCGACCGTTACGCTCAACCTTTATCCAGAAGGCGCGACGTCCTCGGACGTTTATTACAGCGGCTCGGCCATCGTCACGAAGTTCGACGTGTCGGCTTCGTTCGATGGTTTGGTGGAAGGCTCGATTGCCTTCGAAGGCAACGGCGTGCTCTCGACCCTGACCGTTTAACGCTAGGAAAACACAAAACAAAACACACACATGGAAGCCATTGATCTCGTCCGCGAACATTTCAACAACCTCGGCACTAAACGTATTGAGATTCCTGAGTGGAAGCTCGTGATCTTCTCCACGCCAATGACCTTGGCCGAGAAGAACCGAGTATATAAGAAATCTCAGAACAACGATATGGATTTGCTGGTGGACATTCTCATAATGAAAGCCACAGACGAGAGCGGAAAGAAACTGTTCACTATCGAGCACAAGCCGACTTTTCTAAACAAGGCCGACAGCAATGTGGTTGCTCGCGTAGCCAACGAGATTCTTGCGGACAGCTCCGCGAAGCTCGATGACTTAAAAAACTAATCGGCGGCGATGAAGGTGCCGACCTCCTCGCCGTCTATGCTATCGCTGAACGTCTCGGCAAATTCGCTCACGAAGTCCTCGCCATGCCAGCCGAAGAAATGAACGGCTGGCTCGCTTATATTAACCACCAAAATCGACTGAGAAAACAACATGGCTGAAGCATCATTCACACTACGGGCGGTAGATGCGACGAAGGCCGCGTTTGCAAGCGTGCAGAACTCGCTCGCGAAGTTGCAGCAAAGCTCTGAGACGGCGGCGGGCTTTATGAAAAAAGCCTTCGACCCGCGAGCGATTGGAGCCGGACTTGCGGCGTCTCTTGGTGTTTCTCTGATCGGCGTGATAGATTTGGCGATTCAAAAGCTGATCGAATTGGCAATGCGTGCACATGAGGTCGGAAAAATTTTGAACGAGTCTACTAAAACAATAGCAAAAATCCGCGCAGATGCGGCATTTGCAGAGCTAGATTCACAAGGTCAAATCGCTGCGATCGAAGAAAAAAGAAAGAAAAATGCCGTTGAAATTAACAAGCTTCGTCAAAAGGTGTTTTTGCAGACCGTGCCATTGGAAGGTGGAACCGAAGGAGTGGTGCAAATGGGCAGCGTGGAAGATGCCGAGAAATTGCGTAAAATGCTCGAAGAGGACGCGGTTTTAGATAATGCTCGAAGAAAACTAAGCGTAGCTTTAGAAAGACAATCTCTAGAAACTAAGCTTGAGCTTTACAAAGACTTTACAGAATTTCAAGAACAGCAACGACAAGCAGGAATTAAAGAAGAACAGGACGCACTTGAAATTTCTTTAGAGCAATACAAAGCGGTGCAACAATTTTTGAATCAACAGCTTGAATTAACTCAGGAACAAATCGAAAAAAACAATGAGCTTGGCAAATCATTGAAAGAGTCAGTCATGACTCCGCTTGAAAAATATACGGCAGAACTAGAGCGTTTAGATTTATTACAAAAAGATCGAATTATAGACGAAGAAACAGCGATTCGTTTAACAGGACTTGCTGGTGCCGCATATTCTGCCGCAGCGGGTGACGTAGAAGATATGACGTCGCGTCTAAGCGCATCAAATGAAGAAGCAAAAAAGGCAATTCCTGCAATGTCTCAGTTGGCGCAGATGAGCGACAATGCTGGGAACATTATCGCCCAAGGTTTTGAGGACGCAATTTTGAGCGGAGAAAAACTCCAAGAAGTCATCAAAGCAATCGGACGCGATTTACTTCGTATGGTTTTTCAACAAACTGTCACCTCATCTCTAGCAACAGGAATTAGCGGTGCAATTAAAGGCGCATTTGGTATGCGCGCGATGGGTGGCCCAGTCTCAAGCGGCTCACCTTACGTCGTCGGAGAACGCGGCCCAGAACTATTTGTACCGCATGCCAGCGGTTCTATCGTCTCAAACTCCAACATGAATCAAGGCGGTGGCTCTGCCGGTTCCTCGATCAACATCAACTACAACATTGCCGCTGGCGTCACGCGCAATGAACTTGGCCCGATCTTGGAACAAGAACGTCGTCGCCTTAAAGCCGAGATTCCTGATATGGTTCGACGTGGTGGCGCGTATCGTTCAGCCTTCGCCTAATCCTCATGGCTATCTCCTATCCACTCACGCCGCCTGCTGCGCTTGAAGCCTCGCGCCTGTCTTTGACCGGACTCAGCGCAGTCTCGCGCAACGTCTCGCCGTTCACGATGCAGGTGCAGCAGTACAACTGGCAAGGCCAAGGCTGGATTGGCACCGTGGATTGCCCGCCAATGACGCGCACCGCAGCCGAGCAAGTCGTTGCGTTCCTGCTCATGGCCCAGCGCGGCACGTTCTACTTTCAAGACTTCGCCAACCCGACGCCACGCGGCACCGTGACTGGCACGCTTACCGTGTCATCGGCTACGGCTAATGGCACGACGCTAACCTTTAGCGGTGCGACAGGTGGAACCACCTTTGCTGCGGGCGACTGGATTGAAATTGGCACCTCGCTTTACAAGATAGTGCAGGTCAACTCGTCGTCATCCGTGGACGTGTTTCCAGTCCTGCGCTCGTCCTACGCTGGCGGCACTTCAATTATTTACAGCCCAGCCGTATCACCTTTTCGAGCGGCAAGAGGCGTGTTCCGCCTCGCCGAGCCTTCGACGCAATGGAGCATCGACACGGCTAAGTTTTACGGCGTTTCGTTCAACGTGATGGAGGACGTCGCGCAATGAGCATCACCACCGCAGGACGCTCTCTCAGTAACGACATGACGACGCAGGTCAGCGCGTCGCAACTCTCTCCGATCATTCTCGCGTCGCTTGCTTTTCAGACTCCGGTGAATCTTTGGAGTGGTTACGGCACGATCACCTATGCTGGCACCGGATACCTTGGCATTGGCACGCTCGGCACGATCTCGCCAGTCGAGGAGACGACCGACCTTGCCGCGCGCGGTATCTCGATGCAGCTCTCGGGCGTGCCGACTGCGTTGATTGCCGTAGCTCTTACCGAGAACTACCAAGGCAAGGCTTGCTCGGTGATGTTCGGCGCGCTCGATTCTAGCGGCGCGCTAGTCTCGTCGCCTATCACCGTTTTCTCTGGCCGCATGGACGTGATGAGCATCAACGATGACGGTCAGGACGCGACGATTGGAATGACTGCAGAAAACAAGCTCGTGGATTTTCGGCGTCCGCGCGAAGTGCGTTACACCGATGAGGAACAAAAGAATCTTTACTCAGGCGACAAAGGCTTGGAGTTCGTGAACTCAATCCAAGAAAAGGAAATCTATTGGGGCAACGCGAAGATGTCCGCGCCGGTAAACGACAACGGGGGCGGAAACTACGGCCCGACCGAATACGATTAACCATGCCGACCCGCTGCGCCAACTGGCCCGAAGCTCTCGCCGCCTACATCGACCGCAAACGCAACGAGCCTTTCGCTTGGGGCGTGAACGATTGCTGCTTGTTTGGAGCCGACTGGATTCAGCTTTGCACCGGACTTGACCCAGCAACGACCTTGCGCGGCACCTACGACCGCGCGCTTTCTGGCGTGCGCGTTCTGGAAAAACACGGCGGACTGATAGGAACTATTGAGACGCACATGGAGCCTTTAGGCTTCAAGCCAATCAGCCAAGGATTCGCGTCGCGCGGTGACATTGCGGTGCGAGATTGTGGCAACGGCGACACGATGGGAATCATGCTTGGTTCAACGGCAGCGTTCGTCGGCAAGGATGGGCTTTTGTTTGCTGAATTAAACGACGGCGTGGAAACGCGCTTCTGGAGAATTTAAAAATGCCACAAGCAATCGCAATCGCTATTTTATCAAATTTCAGTTTCGCCACCGTCGCGGGCGCAATTAAGGCGGTCAAATTTCTGGCGGCAGTCATTAAGTTCATCGCAATAACCGCGTCCTCAATGGCCGCGTCTAAGCTCCTTGCGCCAAAGGCTCCGAGTTTTTCGGATTCATCTCTTTCTCAACGCTCGCAAATGGTGCGTTCGCCAATCGCTGCGCGCACGATTGTTTATGGTCGCTGCCGCGCATCGGGAACCGTGGTTTATATGTCCACGACCGGAAGCAAAAACGAGTATTTAAACATCGTTATCGCTCTAGCTGGCCACGAAATCCAAGAAATCGAGGAGGTATATTTCAACGACGACCTCGTTGGTCTTTCTGGAAACGCAGCAACGGGATTTTATAGCGGAGTTGCAAACGTCTACAAGCATCTTGGAAGCACAACACAAGCGGCTGACTCTTTTCTTGTTAATGAAACCAGTACCTTGACGGACGGCAAGTGGACAACCGCACACACGCTTTACGGCATTGCTTACCTTTACGTCCGCCTGACTTGGGACACCGAGAAATTCCCGAGCGGTATTCCGAACATCTCGGCAGTCATCAAAGGCAAGAAGGTACTCGATACGCGCACGAGCACGACGGCTTACTCGGCAAATCCTGCGCTGTGCTTGCGCGATTATCTCACCGACTCGGCTGTCGGCATGGGCATGGACGCGACCGAGATCGACGTCACCGCGATCAATGCAGCCGCGAACATCTGCGACGAGGACGTCGAGGTAAAACCAATCACGGTTCCAGCGACCTACGAAAACCGCTACGAGTGCAACGGCGTCATCGCAACGAGCGCGTCGCCAGACGAGAACATCGGAAAGCTCCTCTCGGCGATGGGCGGACTCATAGCGTACTCTGGCGGCAAGGTCGTTCCTTACGCTGGCGGCTATCGCATCCCAACGGTGACGCTCACCGAAAAGCATTTCGTCGGCCCGTTGAACATCCAGACGCGCACGAGCGCGCGCGACCGCGTGAACTCGGTGAAGGGTGTTTACGTCAGCGAAAGCAACGGCTGGCAAGTCTCCGACTTCCCAACGATCTCCTCGGCGACCTACGTCACGAACGACAACAATACGCGCTATTACCGTGACGTTGTGCTGCCGTTCACGACCTCGTCATCCTGCGCTCAACGCTTGGCCGTCATTGAGCTGCGCCGCGCGCGCGAGGAAATCACGTTCACCGCACGCTTTCGCCTAGAGGCGATGCAAGTTCGCGCGGGCGACACGGTGATGATTACCAATGCGAAGCTCGGTTGGTCTTCGAAAGTTTTCGAGGTAATGGAGTGGCACTTTGCTACCGACGGCAATCCGCCGCAGCTCTACATCGACATGACTCTCCGCGAGACAGATGTGGAGGTTTACAGTTGGGACGTGGACGAACAAATCTATGTCGCGGACTCGCCGAACACGACCTTGCCTGATCCGTTCACCCTCGACGCGCCATCCAGTCTTGCGCTCACGGCCGACGGCACGACTCAATTTATCCAAGCAGACGGCACGGCGATTCCGCGCATCAAGGTTAAATGGACGCCGCCAGCTGAGGAGTTCATCCAAAGCGGTGGCGCCGTCGTCATCGAATACAAGCCGAGCACGAGCACGACCTACCTGACGTGGAGCCGAGTCGAAGGCGCGCAGACGGAAGATTATATCAGTTCCGACGTGAAGATCGGCACGAACTACAACGTGCGAATCTTCGGCGAATCTTACTTCAAGATCAGCACGAGCTACGTCACGAGCTCGGTCACGGTCGCGCCTGACACGACGCCGCCAGCGACTCCGACCGGACTCACTGCCATCGCCGGAACTGGGCAAATCATATCACTCGACTGGGACGACAACACCGAACCCGACTTCGGCGAGTACGGCGTTTGGCGTAACACGAGCAACGATTCGGGCGGCGCGACGAAGATTGCCGAGACGCGCGCGAGCCGATTCGTAGACGTTAATCTCACGCTCGGCACGACGTATTATTATTGGATTTCAGCCTACGACCGAAGCGAGAATCAAAGCGCAAAAAGCACCGGCGCGAGCGCAACCGCGGTGGCCGTGACCGCTGGGCAGACGGACAACACGCCGCCGGTTGACCCAAGCGCGCCAACGGTAAACACGACCGGAACTTATTTGAGCGGCGACGGAACCACGCTCGCCCGTATCGTAGTCAATGTGCCAGCGTTCACAACGCGCTGCGTCATCATGAACGTGCTTTACCGCAAGAGCGGAACGGCGGGATGGATTGTCGCAGACCAGCGCAGCACCGGCGGCAGCACGTCCTCAATCGACGACCTGACGCCAAACGTGTCATACGAAATAGCCGTTCAAGCGTTCAGCGCGTTCGGCATCGCAAGCAACATCGTCAGCGGTGGCACGCAGACCGCGCCGAACAACTCGACGGCACCGGCTACGCCGAGCGGTTCAGGTCTGTCTAAGATCGGAGTGACGCCTAAGCTCATCGAGAGCACGCGCGAATACTACTTCGGCACGCGCGCGTCTTGGACTCCGAACACCGAGACGGATTTTGACCACTACGAAATCAAAGCCGTATCTACAAACAATAGTAGCGACACGTCATACACTTGGTTCGGAGAAGCTGGCGGATCAAACTCCTTGGTCTTAACCAAGGCCAATACGATGTGTTTATATGCCGCGACTCCTTCAACCGGATTTACTTTCTTGCGCGCAGTCAATCGCAGCGGCGTCGCGTCGGCTTGGGTTTATGTCGGCTTGGCCGCTGACAACGCTTTTCTTGGAGCTGGTACGGTCAGCGCGCAGGACAAGAGCGACGTGAGCGTGAGCGGCATCAAGACCGGAACGACCTCAGCATCGAGCGTGCGCCAAGTTCAAGCCGTGTTTCAGGCATCGCACGTCGTCGCGCTTGGTGGTGGTTCACCTTCGCCAACCGAGACATTCTCAGTGGACATTTCCAACCGTGGATTCTCGACCAAGCCTGACGTCGGAGTCGGTGGTTGCGCGAGCGATGCAAACCTGATTGCCGCTTACGATTTTGATAACGCCTCAAACAGTTCCTCGACGGCTTACGTTCGCGCGGCGACGTTGGACGGCAGCAACATTGGTACGGGCAATTACCGGTTCAATCTCGACTTCACCGAATACAATTAACATGGCTCTTCAAAAAACAATCGCTCTGCCTTCCGGTATCTCTGGCAATTATATTCGCCTCACGTCGTATCGCTACGACCGTTCAACGCTGGAGGCGTCGGCGATCTTCGCGCTGTACCTCGACGCAGCACACGCGCAGGCTGGTGCGGATTACCTCGTGCCGGTCATCGCCAAGCTCCGACTCAGCGGCGCGAAGTTCACGCAGTACCTCGGCGCGGAAGCACTCGCCGACCACCAAGTCCTCGCTCAACTCTACGTCGCAGCCAAGGCCGAGACGTTGCTTGCTGGCGGTGGTCTTACCTCGATTGACCTAAGCGACGCACTCGATGTCTAAAGGCGCACAACGCTTCATCGTCGTCTCCGACAATCACGGTGACATGGCTGATGAGGCGAGCGTCGGCGCGCTCTGGTCGTTCATGAAAGAGTGGAAGCCTGAGATACGCGTCCACGCTGGCGACAACTACGACTTCCGCAATCTACGCAAGGGCGCGAGCGACGAGGAGAAAGCCGCATCGCTGGCCGACGACTGGGAGGCGGGCAACGATTTCCTTCGTCGCTTCTTCGACGGCGGCGCGAGCAATCATTTCCTGCGTGGCAATCACGACGAACGACTTTATGAATTTCGCAACTCTTGCTCTGGTATGCTTCGTGATTACGCTACTGATGGCATTAAGCAGATGGAAGCAGTGGTGAAAAAATGCCGCGCGAAGATGCTGCCTTACGATTCCGATCTCGGCGTGCTCGATCTCGGCAAGCTCTCGGTGTTGCACGGCTTCCACGCGGGCGTCGGAGCGTGTCGCTTACACGCGGCGATTTACGGCAACGCAATTTTCGGCCACGTTCACACTATCGAGACGGCGTCCGTGGCATCGCGTGAACCTGCCGAGGCGCGCAGCATTGGTTGCCTCTGCAAGCGCGACATGGATTACGTTAATAAAAAAACGGGCAAGCTAAAGTGGGCGCAGGGTTGGGCGTATGGTATTTTATTTGCCGACGGAACGTATCAGCTTTTCCAGACACGAAACATCGGAGGACAATTCTATGCCGCGACAGAAATCAAAACCTATCACGCCCAACTGGGCGGTTGAGTTGCGCGACGTGCTATCCGCAAAAACGCGTCAGCCAAAAGGCGAGGGCTGGATGACCGCAGAGCAATTTTGCGAGGTGCTAAACATCTCACGCGGCACCGCGCTTCAATATCTGCGACGAGGCATGGACGCTGGGCGCATCGAGATGTATCGAGGCACCGCGGTTTCCTCAGCAGGAATCAGGATTCAAACGTGGTATCGTCCAAAAACAAAAAACTCAACTCTCTGATTATAAATAAGTTGAGAAAGTATGGTTCCAAAACGAACCATTTAGCTTGTTTATTTTAGAACAGGTCCCAGAGTTGTTTTATCAAAGGGAATTAACCTTGAGATAAAAAACCAAAACAACTTGAAAATCTTAACTTCAAAAAGTCGCTCTCTCCAATCTGCTAAAGAGTTTGCCAAATACAATAATAGCCGCCGACCCTTCAACTGCCCTCCTCGCGAAATCGCTGTTGTTGTAAATGGCCCGACTAATGGATATATGGTCTGCGAGTTGGGTTTTGCTGTTTCGAATGGTTTTAAAATCGTTCGCTAAAAACCATGAAAACTCAATTTTTCACCATAGCGACCTGTTCTTTTGGTTCTTCGAATAAGACTTTCAAACTTAGATTTTGCGGCAAATACACCCAAAAATCTATCGCGAAAATGATCAGGAATGGGTGTGAAGCAACCGAGATGATTCCTCAGCCATACTGGCTGGTTCTGGAGGTTGATCACCTTTCTAATTTTTATGGCAGCGCGGCTGATTTTTTAAAGACGCTGAAGAAATAATTTCATCGAAGGGAATTAACCCTGAGATCAAAAACAAAACACAAAATGGCACACGAAATACAAAGCAACGATTACATGGTCAGTGGAAACAATGTGACTCCTTGGCATGGCCTAGGAGCTATCGAACTGGGCAACTTGTCTGCGGCTGATGCTCTGGCTAAAGCACGGTTGAATTGGACTGTCGATCAAGAATCGGTTTTCGATTCCGACATGATTCAAATCAAGGGATGCCAGCTGAATCGTCGCAGCGATGATAAAACTGTTCTCGGGATTGTGTCTGATGGTTGGACTCCTATTCAAAATCACGAGCTTCTCGAAATCGCCGAAGCATTGGGTCAGGTCGATGGTCTTGAATACAAGCCAGTGATCGAAACTGCTGGTTCACTCAAAGGTGGCAAAATCGTTTGGGCACTAATTCAAACTGGTCAAAAGCAGTTTCACGGAAGCGAGCATAAAGCGTATATGCTCTTAAGCAACGGCCATGTCGCTGGACGAGGTCTTCGTGGGACGGCTACAGACGTTCGCGTTGTCTGCAATAATACGCTGACTGCTGCTGAACGATCTGACTCTGCGATTTTTATCACTCATACTCAAAATGTTAAACAGCGACTTGATAGTGCTATCAAACTTTTGAAGTGGGGCAACGATGCTCTTGATGCGACTTTTGCGATTTACTCGGCACTCGCTGCTTATCCAATCAATACCGATAAAGCTCACGCTTTCTTCTGCGATTTGATGCCCACAGAAAATAATAAGCCAAATCACATGGCGGATCAAATGGTTGATCTTTTTAAGAATGGTAACGGAAATGAAGGCAAAAATTTGTTTGATGCCGTGAATGCTGTAACCGACTGGGTCGATCATGGTAAAAATTACCGCGACAATGAAACTACTGCAGAGCGTCGTTTCATGAATAGCAATATGTCTGGCGGCGGAGACAGGATGAAGCGTGCTGCTCTAAATAAGGCTCACGAATTGGTTTCCTGATAAATCTAAAACGCGCTGAAGTTACTAAGGCGCACTTTTTTCTTATGAAATCCACTCTCCTGCTCCTCGCGCTAGCAGTCTCCGCCCACGCTGCTCCGCCTGATTCCTTCTTCCGCGCGCTGCATATCGTCGAAACAAGCGGCAAGCTCGGCCCAACCATCGGCGACAACGGCAAGGCACTCGGCCCGCTTCAAATCCACCGCGCTTACCACGCCGACAGTCGCGTTGCCGGTGACTACTCGCGGTGCGCCGATCTCGATTATTCCAAGCGCGTCGTGACCGCCTACCTCAAACGCTACGCGCCGAAGGCTTGGGCGACAGGCGACGTCGAGACGCTGGCTCGGATTCACAACGGCGGCCCAAAAGGAGCGAAGAAACCAGCGACCAAGAGTTACGCCGTGCGCGTTAAAGCCTTATTGAAATGAAAGACACGATACAAATCTCCGCATACAGACGACAAATGAGCGGCAACATACACGCTATGTTTCGCTCTTGGATTAACGAAGCGATAAAACATTCCATTATTGAAATACAAGATGAAATAATTAAAAACCATTATCACGCTAAAGAAGGATGGGAACTTGCAGGAACCCGTCTTGATGTAATCAAAGACCTTGAGACAATTATTAGGCGGCTAAGGGCTGATTCCGAATATGCAGCGCGACCAATTAAGGAACCTCGCACACCTATCTCAGTGCTTAAGATACCAAACCGCGTCATGAATAGATTACAGGCTGAAGGTTATCAAAGCATCGGTGACTTAATAGATAATACAGAGTATGACGTAATGAAATTTCGCAACATTGGAAAAATTGGTTTCAAGATTTTAAAGGATGAACTCGCCAGACATGGTTATGCGCTAAGGAGCATGAAAAAATGAGCCGACCATCGAACCCGCGCAACCGCCCGCGAATCATCTCGGCAATTAATCGAGGCGAGTCCATGAAGGTCGCAGCCTACGAGCTAGGAATCTCGACCGGCTACGCCTACCGCATCGCGCAAGACCTCGGCTATGTCGCGCGGCTGGTGAACACTTCCGAAATCAAACTCTTGCAGAAACTCAGAAACAAATGACACCCGAACAACATCAAGAAATCCTCGTCGAGCTGCGCGCAATCCGTGCTGCTCTCGAAACCAAACCACGCGCGGTCGCTACGGCACCGAGTGTCAGCACGTCGAGCGCAACGTCGCTCCCGCCGCCAGACCAAGTGATCGAAGGCGCCGCCAGCGTGACCGTCCACTTCGGCAAGAATAAGGGCGTGGCGATTGGTTCGCTCACCGAGAAACAGCTCCTTTGGTACGGCGCAGACCGCGAGCCTCAGTTGAAAAATGACGGCACGCCATTTCCTCCGCGCGCCGAGGACGTGCTACTCAAGAACGCTTGCCGCACGCTCTGGCACGACCGAGTCGCAGGAGCCGCGACCTACGTTGCCGCGAGCGCGCCAACCGGAAGCGACGAAGTGCCGTTCTAATTTGTCGCCGGTAACGACGTAAACCAGAACCCTACGACGCCGCTGGTCGCGGTGCGAAAATAGGCCAGCACAATTTCCCAAAAGGAAAACCGCCCATCGACTTAACGATGGGCGGCAAAACACAAAACAAAACTAGACCGATAACACAATGGACACGAACGTAAAAACTGAAACTCAAGTCGCGGTTCAAGACACCGCTCCGAAAGCTCAAATCAGCTTCGGCAATCAAGGCGTGCAACTCGCCAGCATCGACGAGGCTTTCCGCTTCGCCAAGGCAGTCGTCGCAAGTGGCTTCGCTCCGCGCGGCATGGAGAAACCGGAGAGCGTTATGATCGCAATCCAGCTCGGCATGGAGCTGGGCTTAACGCCAATGGCCGCGCTGCAAAACACGGCGGTCATCAACGGACGGCCCGCGATCTACGGTGACGCCGCTCTCGCTCTGGTTCGCGCCAGCGGCCAACTCGAAAGCTACGCCGAGCAAGAGATCGGCGAGGCCGGCAAAGACTCGCACGGCTATAAGATCACGGTGAAGCGCAAAGGATTCGACGCCGCCTCGGAGACGTTCACGACCGCCGACGCCAAGAGCGCGAAGCTCTGGGGCAAGGCTGGCCCTTGGTCAGACTTCCCGAAACGAATGCTCAAGTTTCGCGCTCGCGGCTTCATCCTGCGTGACCAATTTGGCGACATACTCAAAGGCCTACGTACAGTTGAGGAAGCTCGCGATATTGCGCCAGAGATCAACGTGACGCCACTCGCCGAGAAAGTCGCTGGTGGATTGAGCGACGCGATTGGAGGTGCGGCGTGATAAACAAAATCAAAAATAAAATAGCTACTATTATTCAACGTGGTCATATTGAAAAGAAAACCAGCGATGAAATAGCAGAAGAAATTATCGTGAGCGTACTTACAATGAGTTTCATGGAGGATAACAGATGAACGTACTCGGCCAAGCCATCCGACGCTCCGATGTTTACGATAGGAGCCGACTCTACAAACCAGAGCGACGCGTCCTTGAACGGATGAAGTCATATCACACAAACGAGAAAGGCGAGCGCGTAGATAGTCACGGTCGATATGTCGGCCACGGTGACATCGAGCGCGG